GGGGCAAAGAAAGCCTGCACTTCCTCGATTGCCATCTGCTTATCATTTATGTAGGTATTTTTAAATATCTCGTATGAATCCTGTATCTCACTCCTGCCGCCTAATTGCCCCGGTTCTTTGACACCGAATAACATCGGCGAAGTAACCTGGTGGCCGGAAAATATCTCAGACTGGACTGTTTTATTTAATTGCTCAAACAGCTTGTCTAAATCTGTTGTTGAAAGATCGCTGATAACAGGCTCCTTATCTGTTCCGTTGTTAAAGGCTAACATGGTACGCCCCGCATTGCCAGATCCGTTAAACTTATCTTCCCATCTTTTCTCTAATTTCCTTTTTGCTTCCTCAGTAGGAACCCCGTTAAAAAAAGAAACCATTTTACCGGAAAATTGCCCGTTTTTCATCACAGACAGATTGTAAATAGAAATTTCTACATCTGTCTCAATATCGTTCAATGCTCCAAAATAACCGGGTAAGGGGTATTTATCACAACCGGGACGGTATTCATCGTAGGCGAAAATCTGAACACCCTTTTTATCTTCAGGGTCAAAAGCCGGAATGAATACCTTTTTATCGTCCCGGCTATCCATCTTCGTCCAGTCTTTTTTATACCAATAGCCTTTGGCATCTTTGGCCACCCGTAAACACTGAAAAGGAATATGGCTTATCTCTAAACCGCCGCCCATCTTCCATATACACTGAAACCTACCCCCGCCGAATAATTCAATATCTGTACAAAATTTACGGAATACCTTGTTGATCGTTTCTTTGTTGCGGTTAACTATCGGGTTTGTAGGGAAACCCTTACCCATAATATAGGTCGTTTTGCCGTTTACAATAGCATTGTGATTGCTCGACTTATTGTAAAGGTTAAGAAGATGCTGAGGAAATTTATTGTCCTCCCCAAAAAGGATATACTCTTTTGAGCTTACCTCTTTAAACTCCGGTACTTTATTGTCTGCAAACCCCAAGAAGATGATATTATCAGCCGGTGTATTGCTTGTAGCTTGTTGACTCATTGTATTTTTCAAATTCAAATTCCGTTGCTGCGTTTAATTTCAATAGCCCCCTCTCAACTTCAGTAAGTCCGGTCACATCTGTATTACTTGAACTGGCCTGCTCGTACACATTATAAAGCCATTCCCCCGTATCTGCCCCTGAAAAAACTACTGATGTGTTGATGTCGAATTGATTGAACCGATCCGGGTAACTGCTGTTATCTTCCGTAAAATTGTAAATCTTTGTCTTGGCTGCCTTTGTTGTTATGTTAGTGAAAACAAAGAGATAGTACCCTGATGTAAGTGTTCTTTTTTCATTCAGCGTTACTACAAAGCTCTCACTTGTTTCATTAATAGTCAACACAATCATACAACTATATGGCAATCCCGGCTTTTTGTTGCAAATGAAAAACCCCCTGAAAAGGGGGCCTTTATACTACTTACATCCAGAATTATGGCGTTTCCAGGGTCGTAATCACACTTGAACTCACTTCGAGTGCCGAGTCTTTTTCTTCACCTGTAAAAATTAATTCATATCCGTTCCGGTCTCCCATTGCCGTTCCGGTACCAGCCTGTCCGCCGTTTCTTTCAAGTCCGTTCTCTTTTCCGTATAGCCAATATTTTCCGTTCCGATCTTCCAAAACTGCGACAAGCCTGTTCTGAGCTAATAGAGCAATTTCGTTACGGGTAGCCGCCTGCATCTTATTTAAGATGATTGTGAGGGTTTGCGTATGGAACGAAGTACCGTTTTCTGCACTGTCATTATAAGCCTCCACAGCACTTGATGTACCCCTTTTCAGGTTGTACTTCCAGAACCGTTTGTTATTAGCTTTTGAAATGGCCGTTACCGTGCCAGAAGAATGTACTACCCCGGTTACGTTATCGATCTCAATAAAATAAACGGATTTTAGCCCACCTGCCGAATCCCGGCAATCTAAACTATAACCCGCTGTTAAAGCACAAGCCATGATAAATATTTAAAGGGGGTTTTGATGCCCCCGGTTAATTAACTGTTTGCGTACTCGATGATCTCTGAAGGATATGCAACCTGCCATCCTCTGCGGAACCTGAATGAATACTTAACGTTATCATCGTCTTTAGAATACCACAGATCGCTTTCTTCGTCCTCACCTTCCATATCAACACCCAGGTACAAGTTCCTTGTAGGATCGAGGGCAAAGATGAAAGGATTTGCAACACCTGAAGTTGCTCCCAAGCCATCCAGACCATGCACCGGAACGATCTCATGTACTGAACCTTCAGCCATCATTCCCTTTTGACCGCCCTGACCGTTTACATGGTACAGGTTATCAGCAAATATCTTCTGGCGATACAGTTCCGCAATGTCGTAACCCATAAAGATTTTTACATCCGGGTTACCTACCAGCGTAGATACTGTACCGATCTTCGAAACGATGTTTGAAACGATTGTACGAACATTGGAAGTTGTCACCGGGCCGGCTACTGCTGTGGCCGTACCACCTGTGGTAGCTGCTGCAATTATTTTGATCAGACCGTCATAACGGTTCAGATAAGAAGATACGTTTGTTGTATCACCCTGCCAGTCTGCAGTTTCCTGTCTGCGTTTGATCTGCTTCATCACATCATCGAGGATTGCCCGCATGATTTCAGGGGCAAAACTCTCATCGTAGTTCTGGCCCTTCTTCAGCATTATTTGCGTCCACTTAGCCTCCAATGTACGGGGACAAAGAGTGTCCTGGTATTTGATGGCAGAAGTTGCCAGCGTTCTTTGTGTGAACGTGGTATCTCCTGAGGCATTAAAACCGCAAGAGCTGCCGTCTTGTGGTACAGGGCTGTTCGCCAACAGTTGTAAGGCCGCAGAGCTTTTAATCCCTGTCTGCACATTTGCAAAACTCGCTGTTTCAGCTTCAAACTGTAAAGCGGTCAGCAATTCGGTTGATTTTTCGTTAACGTACGCCGTTAAACTTGATACGGTAAATGCCATTTTTATTTGTTTTTAAGATTTTTTAATCCTTCTGCTAAGGCTTTCAGCTTTTCCGCTTTTGTTGTTTCCTTAGCAGAGGAAAATGAATTATTTGTTGTCACCGGGTCAGCCGTTGGCATTTCTGCCAGCTTCTCAACTACTGCAAAGAGTTTCTCATTCATAGCCATTGCCCGCTGAATAGCCTCCTCCTGCTGCTTAAACTTTTCTTCGTAGGCGGCAAACTTTTGCTCGTAGCCTGCGAATTTTTCGTTGATCGTAGAAAACTCTTTTGAGTAATCCGTTGGAGCTGCCGGTGCTGCTGCGGCTACTGCCGGAGTAACTGAGGTAATAACCCCACCCTCCCCAACTGTTATTTTAGTGCCATCAGCCAGTTCATGCTCACCCGCCGGAGCAGGTGCTTCGCCAACCAAAACCACACCACCCTCAGCCAACTCAGAAATAGAAACAGGGGTACCGTCTTTCAACTGGTAATCCGTATTCAAAGGTTGAGCCGGAGCTGGAGCCGGTGCCGGAGGATTCTCTGGCCCGAAAAATTTTTGCTTAAAGGCTGAAACTAATTTTTGCACTTCATTCATAAAGCCGCTTTTATTAAAATGGCTGTTTTGGGGAAGTGTTGCATTTAAAAGTTCCGCTATCTGCTCCTCCATTGTCTTTTGTTTCTTAACATAGGAGAATATACCCTCTACTGAAAACCCTTTTACTTCACCTGATTTGATTTTAGCCCACACTTCATCATTTTCCACTTTGGCAGAAATAAACCAGGAACCGTCAGGCAAATCTTCAAAGCCCTTCATCGGTTGTATGCCCCTTTCTTTATCAGAAATAAAGGATTCAAAAATGGTTACCCCGTTCAATGGCAGGGATGGATCGTGGAAAAGGTTGAGATTCTTTTGATAGTCTTTTTTGAAAAACTTTAAAGCAATCTCTTTTATCGTTGCGGCTGAAAAGAAAACATTGTATTCGCCTTGTTCGTCCCGTCTGTAAATAAGGGATTCGGCCACCATAGCCGGGCCGGAGATAATTCTTTTCTCATCATTAACCGCAAACTGTAAAGGGATAGCGTTAAAGGCTAAAAAGTTCTTTTCAATCGCTGGTTTGTCAACCAATGCCACAAAAGAAACCTCGGCATCTGAAGATTCGTCCGGGTTTATTACATGTTCAAAAACGGGTAACTTCATAAAAGGATATGGCAATATCCGTTAGGTGTTGCGTTTAAATCCTTGCCGCCCGGTTCAGCCTCCTTATTCTCTCCTGATTATTCGTTACATCAGATTCAACCACAAAAGCCCTCACAGTCGCATTGCCGATCTGATTTAACTGATTCTGATTAAGCAGCGTATTAGTATTCTGTATCTGTGGCTGTAACGGTGTTACCTGTGAAGTCGTAGGAATATTACCGCCCCCACCATAAGAACCCGGAACAGGAGTTTTTACTATATTCTTTCCCGCCGCTAAACCCGTTGCAATAATAGCCGCCACATTCGCAATCTTTGATATCGTACCAAACGGCTCAGGTAAAACAGACTTAGCCCTCAACACTTCAGTAGCACCTATGAAAGTGTTTATCGTTGCCTGAGCTATACCCAATACCTTACCCGCCGCCGTTTCCTTTCCTACCAAATCAGACAAAGCCCCTAAAGCGTTCCCAATAGATTGAGCTGCCGTAACCTTCGCCCTTCTTTCTTCCTCGGCCAATTCAATTTTACGCTTAGTGGCATTTTCTTCAATATCCAGTTCGAGGTCTAACAGTTTTATCTTTTCATCAAATTCCTGCTGCTCTATTGTTCTGCCAAAGTCAACTAACTCCTGACGGTTCTTTTTGAGGCTTTCAGATAACTCCTGCTGCCGGAGTAAAACATTGTCTTTCCTTATACTCCAGTTCAACAATATTTCTTCAGTTTCTTCCTTCTGCTCTTTGACGGCCTGACTATTCCTGCCACCGGCTGACCCCACTGTACCACCGCCAATATTTATCCCGGTCTTTTTTGACAATTCCCCGGCCTGCCTTAGCAAGTCCTCGCCTAACTTTTGAATATCCGCTGCTCCCTTTTTTGCCTGTTCGAGTGCAGCGTTTGCCTTGTCCGTTAAGTTGACACCGAAAATATTTACCGGCCCCTTTTTTAAAAGTTCGTCCTGTGCTATCAAAGCATCAGCCGCCTGATCTGCCGCCTTAGCAAATAAAGCGTTGGCCTGAGCTTTTAAAGCAGTAACTTTTATGTAATCATCAGCCTTTTCTGTGGTGATCCTTTCCGCTTCGTTAATGTCGTTTGTCGTACCGAGGGAATCTCCAAGTGTTTCATTGTAAATTTTTAAAGCCTGGTCTTTTCGTATCACACCGGCCCTGGCCTGTTCAAAAGCTATCTTTACCTCAGTTACCGTCTGCCTTGCCTGTGTTGCTGCCTTGTAATAATCCTTTAATGTTTCGTTGTAAGCCTTTACATCATCCCGCTGCCGCTTGTTGAATATCCCTGATATTGCCAGCCCTAAAGCCGTTACCCCGGCAATAGCCAAACCGATAGCCCCGCTTTTACCAAGCGTTTGAATGATTGTAGCACCAAGCGTTTTGAAAGACTGGATTGATTCGCCTATCTGATTCAACCCTTGTGACAAGGCTAAAGCTGATTGAACTTTTAACAATTGCTTTTGTACATCCTCACTCTCAACACCGAGCAAACCCATTGCCCCGGTCAAAGCAGTAAACCCACCGAGTACACCGTTTAACGATGCCCCCAATGCTTTGAACTTTTGATCCGGATTAAAACTATCTGTTAATTGCTTTGCATCACCAATAGCATCTGTCAGCTCTGCCGCCCTTTTTGCTGCCGCCCTTGCCTGTTCAGAGGTGGCACCGAATTTATCCGTTAACGCCACAACTTCAGCCTGAGCATCTTTCAGCTCTTTCTTAAAGTTGCGAACCGAATTATTCGCATCGCCGCTATCTACCTGGAGTTTCGCCCCTATTATAACATCTGCCATATCTAAATATTTATGTTTTTAACCCCCTAACTTACACACCCCCAAAATGAAGTAGTTACTGTACCCGGTGCATTTGCCGTTGCTGGTAATGCTGTCGTTAATCCAGTGTTTGAAGTACCACCCATTGAAGGAGCCGCTGCGTTTAAAGCACCATTTGTCTTAGCTGTATTACCCTTTATTGTTGGTACTGTCGTAGCTGCTACCATTATACCCAAATAATATAATCCTGAATAAGTAGTTGTGAAAGCACTTGTTAAACTTAAAGTCTTTTTACTATTCGCTGCCCATGCGGTTGATGTATCATTATTGCTTGACCTCAATAAGTTTAGGTTATTATCGTACAACCCAAATAACTGATTAGTCAGTGTTGCTCCTGCTGTTGTTGCTGACCAAAACGAAATAGAATTAATTGTTACACCTGCTGGCAACCAAATAGCCTGTAAACTTAAACGACCTGATGAAAGCAATGAAGTATTAACCTCATCACACAAGTTCCTGTCAAATGTTTCATACAATGCTCCCGATAAAACATACTTATTATTTAGTAACGGCGTTACGTTATTACTTGTGTTTTTCCATCCTCCCTCACCAGTCCAACTTATCACATCACCAACACCAACCACACCCTTATAAAGTATGGTTTCTGTTCCGCTTACATCTAACTTAATCGTAACTGTTGCGGCAACCGTATCGTTATTATAGATATTGATGTTTTGAATGTCATACGTTTCACCCGATGAAGGTGGCCCGGCTAAATCAACATCCGTTGTACTGTTGGTGTTAACCGCAAGTTTCCCATCTACCGTTGTGGTAGATGTATAAACCTTATAAGTTGTTAAACATTGTAGCTGATTAGTAGTGACTGCACTACCTAAAACTACTTGCAGCTTATCGTTTGTCGTTGTTAGTTTCATATTATCTTCTTATTAATCGTCTTACTTGATATTGAGCCAACCCGCTACCGCCTGGCGCATCGGAAAATTCAAGCGAATCCTCTGTTAAAGAGGCCATTAAAAACTTCCCTCCCTCGCCGGTAAAATCGCCGGTTATTTTGGTCGGGTTCAGGTCAATAGAATCGGTTTCTTCAAGTTCTTTTACCTCTCCCGAAGTAAAATCTAAATACAAAGGTGTTCTCGTTGCCATTAATACAATAGGTTTATAACTTTTAATAATTCGACTTTACACACATCATCACTGTTTGCATTGTAATCTTCAATCTTATTCAGCCGCCAATAAGACCCGTCAACATAAATGATAGTACCGAAATTCAGATTGAAAATATCTGAGTTTGTCAGCTTCATATAACAGGTCAACAGCTTGCTGTCCTTATCCGTAATCTCTGCCATATAAGGCGACCAATAAACATTGAACTGTGTCACATTCACCGCCCCCGTTACCAGCGTAAAATATAACTCAGACGGAACGCCAAAATGAATATCATTTGCAGGGGCATCTGGGTCATCATAATGCCCACCGTAACCATACACAGTAAGCCCGGTGATCAAATCGCTTACCCCGTTCTTTATCTTCCAAGACGCAACCCCTGTTACTTTCTTAGCCTGTAAAATCCTGATATTGGTTGCAAATGTTTCCTCTACCCCGGCGTTTTTCTTATACATTGCCGTAACAATCTTGTCAACACCTGCATAACCCACAAGGACAGAGGGAGAGAAAATCAAATCAATATTTGTGGTATCGTTTGCAAACTCATAGCCTGAATCATATTTATAATTTCCGTATTCCTGATTATACGTTTTACGATATAGTTCGTTGTAGTAATCATTGTCAGCCTTAAAGTTAAAGTTGTAAATCCTGCTGTTGAGTTCACTCATTGGCTTTAATCTTATATCCCTCGATCTGTCAACCTTGTAAGTCCAATCGGTCACCCCCGAAACATTCAGATCGTAGAAATCAACATACGGCTTTATCAGTAGCTTCTTTTGTATCAGCCTGTCCTCGTAAACATAAAGATTGAACAGCTTTATTACGCTGCTGAGAAAATCCTTTTTGAGTATGTTTTTCGGTATCAGGTCATTCATTGTCAGCGTTCCCCCCACCGTTGCATCTACATAGGTAGGGATGGCTAAGTAAGCTCCGAAATTCACAAACGTAGTACGGCAACGATATGACCCTACGTTATTGGCAACCTTCGCAAAAAGTTCAATAGTGTCGCCCGTTGCAAGTGATAAATAAACGGATGGAAATGTAGATGTGTAGTTCGTATTTGTAGTACCAAACGTAGGCGGCAAAAACGGCACTTGAGTATAAACCTGAACCCCGTTTTTCTTTATGCCTAACTGGATGCTTTCAATAGTTGAATAATAATCACCGTTTATAGTCGCTTCCAATCTGAACTGTCTTGTATCTGCACCGGTATAAGTAAACACACCACCGAGATAAGTAAAGTTCCCTGTCAGTGTATTTAATGCAGTGGGTATCGGTGCTTCATCATCAACCGCATTTTGTATGATTGTCTGAGTGCTGACATCAACCGCCTCCAATAGCCTGTTAGTGACTATCTGCAAGGACTTTTGATTGTTCGGGACAATGAGATTCTTAAACCTTTGCGTATTCATTAAGTCGCTTTCCCATGTGTAACCCGCATCAGTCAGCATCTTGTCAATATACTCCCGTACAAACAATGCTGGCCTGAAAGTCCTTATATCGTAATCAACCTTTGCAACCGATGTAGTTCCGTAATCAACCAGGGGGTAGTAATAACCACCACCCGTAACATTCTCCCATGACCCGGTAATATTTGAACCGTTCCAAACGTGGTCGTATAAAGAGAAATCCAAATCTTCAAGTTTTCCAGAACCTAACTCACCCACCAAAGAACCTAACTCACCAAAAACGGCAACTTCATATTCTATTTGCCCTTCCCTTATTACGATCTCCAATATCCTGAGCGTACCTTTAAACACCTGCAACCTGTTTTGAAATATCAGGCAGTCAGCCGCTACTGATGCGTTAAAGTTCGTACTCACATTATCCTCCGTACTATCGTAAGAGTTTGAAACCCTTGCATCGAAAATATGCCCGAATAGCTTATTGTTATTTGCCGTCCCCGGCAGAATAATAGTCTTGCTGAAGTTGCTTTGCTTATGCTCAAAGTCTTTTATATCATCTACCGCATAGGTAATGAGATAGTCAAGCTCCTGAGTTATGTCAAGCCTTTTATTCTCTATAAATACTTCCGTTATCATAGGAACTGACTGTTATACGTTGTTGAAAATTCTACCTCAAATTGCAAAGGCGTTAGCCTGCTGTTTGCGTATGTCCTGTATTCGTAATTATTCCTTCCGATCGTTACCGGGATAAACTTTGACGTTTCTGTATCGTACAAATAAACATCAGGGGAAATAAACAGGTCAGCAAGCCAAGCGTACTCACTTGCATTAATCAAATGACTTGTAAGGTTTAGCTTCACCTTCACCCTTGCAGCATATCCCCGTTTACCTCCGTAAAAAACATTATTCGCCTGGTAACTCACCTCCCCGCTTGCATTGATACGATAATCCAACTGGCTAAAGTCTTTTTTCTCCAGTTCAATAACCTTTTTGCTGACCATACCAAACGACTGCGATTCGTAAGCCCCGAAAGGATTAAGCCATACCAAAGTGTAGGGGGTGTACTTTCCGTCACATAGATAATTCACCCTTAACGAAACACCGGCCCCGGTGATTAACGAATATTCAGCGGTTGAAGGAATATCTAAAGCCTGCTCCCCTATGTTTATTTGCCGTATCATTTTCGCCACATAACCGGCGTTTGAAGTCGTATCTGTGGAAATAGTTGAGCCGCCTGAATCTTTGAACGTAACCACCAAATCAGTGATCCCCGTCACATTTGAGAATATCGGTATCAGGTGATAAAGTTGCGTTCTGTGATAATTTACGGTTGATGGCATATTTGATACAAGCCCGTTGGATAGTACGGATGTTGAAGTAAACGGTTTAGGGGCATAGGTTTTATACGCCTCCCTATCTGAACTATCAACTAATAAATTAGTGTAAAGCGTTCCATCGTACTGCTCACCAAACTTTAACTGGTAAGCTACCTTTGCCGTGTAATCAACTACATCAGCAGAGGCATCCAGCCCATAGGTCACATACGACCTGAGTATTGGTGCCACATCAAATATCCCCCGGTTATATTCCGGATCCGGCCTGGAAATAATACGCCCCACCAATGTACTCGAAACATAAACATCACACACATAGGAATAATCAGGGTAAGTTACCGGGTCAATTGCTTTTGTAGCTTCATAAACTACAAACAGCATTTCATTGTTGACCGATACCGTATTCGCCGGTTCTGTATTTATTACGATTGCCATTATTTAAAACTTTCAATGATGTCTAATTTTATACCCTTTGCCATTTCTTCCCTAAACTTTTTCTCAGTAGCCCTCACCGCCTTAGTGAAAAACTTTGTAGGCTTTATACCTTTTTTCTTTACCGATGTTGCCACCGCCCAGGCAAGTGAGGTTTGACTTTCTGCCTCTGTTTTCATCTTCTTTATCCGCTTGTCCTTCCTCTCCGTCCTGCTGATTGCTTTATACTTCGTTGCTCTTGCACCCCTTTTCCTCAGCCAGCTTTTGATATTCCGTACCATTTCTACCGTTGGCCGGATTGTTTTGAACTGATATTTACCCGTACCGCCCTCAACACCTTTCACTCCGTCATTGATAAACTTATACCTGTCCAATATCAGCACATAAACACTCATTAGCTGCCCCGAAATATCCAAATCAGATATTGACATACTGCTCTCCAAATCCCCGGTGGTATTTGTTCCATCGTTATTCAGGTTGTTCTGAGCCTCACTAATCAGGTAACCAGCCATATCTACCAACACCCTTGCAGTATTGCTTAACTGAATACTATCCCCCCTGTCGGTAGTACCTTCAAGATCAAGCCTCGCAAGCTGCAATTGTTTATTACCCGTTGGTATTCCCGGCATATTTTTTACTTTGTTCTAACCTGTGTTCCCCCAATGCTCTTAAATAAATCATATCATTCAAAAATTGAACTACCCCTAAATTGTACGCCTGCTCCAAAGTGATCCTTTCGTATTCTGCGACTTCAGCGGCGGAATAAAACCATCCAAAGCGGCGGCTAAATCCATCATTAATAACTTCGTCAGGTTCTTGTTCAACCCCTCCTGTTTCATCCGATTCTCCAGGTAGCTCTCCAAACCGACTATCGAATTTTTTAAGAGATGACAAAAAAAAACACAAGCGGAATAGACATCAATAAACTTTGCACTCAGCATATCATTGGCAACTATCTCATGCCTGCTGCTGTCGTTCTTACCAGCAACCCACCGCCCCCAAAAGTTTTTCTTTACCGGGTAAGATATTGAGGCCATTATCAGGTGAAGGTTCTCGATTATATCCCCCTTCCCAAACTCCTGCACTTCGATATACTGCCCCGCCCTTAAATTCTTAGGCTCGTAGGTTATACCGTACTTCCGGGTCCCGGTGTCTATAATCCTTTTGGGGTCAGCTTCGAGCTTTGCTGATTCAAATATTTTGGAGATTTCGGCTGAAAGCCTGTTAAACTCAGGCAGGGGCATATCTTCAATATCCCGGTTTGTCTTTCCAATTAAAACCGCAACGGATTCTGTCATTTTATCCAAGCCGTCCATATCGGATTTGGCTATGCGGTAAAGTTCCTGATATTGCCAGACTGTGAGGCTGTTGAATGTTTCCATACTTTAATATGGCAAGTATGGCTTATTGTTTCTACGCCCAGGAGTAATTGCCCTGCTGTGTCGCTGACCTGTGTATTGCCCATGCAAGGGCTAAGGCGCAAGTAGTATCATCGTGCAAGCCTTGTGGTGCTGAATATCTTACCCCCGTCCGGGTGTATTCAAATTCAAAGTTTTCCAGTTCTGAAGTGATGACACCCTCAGGGAAAGCTATTTTTTTGTTTTGTATAGCCATTGCCAGCCCCTCCATTATCTGCTGTTTACTTGTAGGGTTAAATTTAAACCCGGTGACGTTTGGCCGGGAAGATTGCACTTCCTCGGTGATAGGATCACCCACCCCGGTTGAATCTATATTTATCGGTGCCGGTGGTAATAACAGGATTGATTGAATGGTCTGCCGCCAATCCTTTTGAAACCGGTCAAAATAGCAAACAGAGCCAAAAGAATCTAATCCTATGATAACTGTGTAGTCAGTTGACTTGGCAAGATCAATTCCGTAACACACGGCAGGCAGCGTACTGATGGGATAGATACATCTTTTGATGTGCTGAAAACCAAACGGATTCGAGCCATCTTCTGAGGCTTCAGCGAGGTATAACTCCCTGAACACCGATTCCGGCAAATCCCTTTTCGCTTGTTCGATTTCTTTGAGTTCGATGAATCCTGCGGCTGCGGCATCATAGGCGGTTATTTTAAAATATTCATATTCTTCTTCCCCTGCTTTGGCTCGTTGAGCCATCCGGTAACCCCAATTCTTTTTACCCTTTACGTTCCCGATAAACTTACACTTACCCCTTGTTGCGGTTAATGTAGATCGTAAGGCGTGCCAGGATTCCTCTCTTGCACGGGTAAATTCATCAAAGACGGCAGCGTACACATCATCACCATAAAGATTGTCCGGCTTTTCGGCTGACTTAAACTGAATCTTTGCCCCCGTTGGCAGGGTTAAAGTTAACTTTGTTTCGTTGACTTTAAAGTAATTCCTGTCTGTGATCTGTGACTTTAGCCTGTTAAATGCAATTTCTGCCTGAACATAAACAGGGGCCACCCACCAAACAGATTGACCCTCTTTTAAGTTTAACGCAAGTGGCTGCTCGTTCAACCAAATGATATGTGAAGCTGTTTTACCGGTTTTTGTCGCCGCCTCGGTGACGGTGAACCTGGCGGGAGAATCTATTATCTTACGCTGGTAATCAGATATTGGCGGCCTTGTGTAGCTTATTTTGCTCATACTTTTTTGAACACCCGGTTATGTACGACTGAAAACAACTCTTTAAAATGCTCATTCGGCAGCACTTCGTCAACTGCTTTACTCACTGATTCAATCCCTTTGAAATAACCTGCCGGAAGATTATACTTATTGCAGCAATCATCAATCACCAAAAAACCACCTGTCTTTACCATTGGCGAATAATTCTTAATATCCTGCTGCACCACTTCGTAACTATGCCCGCCATCGATATAAACCATATCGTACATATCATTAGCCTTGCTGATGGCATCAGGTGAGGTTGATAAGCCTTTGATAATTTCAGGTTGCTTTAACCCCCATGAGAAATGTAAAAGTTTTATATCGGCAGCGTAATCACTTTCCCAATGCCCGTCCGTACTGTCGAGGGGGGTAACCCCTCTTATTACTGATTCCCTGCCAGTTCTGTTTGTTAGCAAGGAAACCAAACCAATTATCTGCCCTCTGAATACGCCTATCTCTAAAAACTTAAACGATGGCGGCATTTCATCTACCAGCAATTTCCACATCCACAAAAAAGACCGTTCACCGAACCCGAATATTCGCTGCTCGATCCAATCCCGGTAAAGTCTTAATTCTGAATCTTCGTTTACCAGCCGGGTAAACTCCTCATTAATCTTTGTGTGGCCCTCAGGAGTGTCCCGCCAGTAACCTTTGGCATCGTGTATATTCATAACAGCTTATTGTAGTACGATTGAACTGATTCATCGTCCGGGCCTAAAAAATCGTTATTGATTATCTGAAGCCCTATCTCACCCTCCCACCATATCTGCAATTCGGATTCTATTCCTTTCACAGCATCAAACCGGGGGTGTTCAATCAGGTTAAGTTTTGGGAATCCGGTAAAAACACCGTCAACAATATCAAATATCCAACGGTGGTGTATAAATCCCCTGAAATGATTGCCGAGTCTTGCCAGTTCAATATACTTTGAAGGTACGACAATAAACCCCGCCTTTGCAATACTTTCAATCTGAGAACACACAAAAGAAGGGTTACAAATATCCTCCAACGTGTGTGTGCAGATGGCAAAGTCAAATTTACCGTAGTCTTTCACATACCTGCTGACCTGTGACCAAACTAAAGGATTATTGATGTTACCCTGAAAGAACTCTTTTGCTTTTGCTTTGGGTTTATTGAAATCTACTATGGCCGTCAGGTAGCCATCCACAATAGAGGTAGCCCCGCCAATATCAATATTTTTCAGGTGTTTGACCTTGTCAATAACGGTGGTCCTGTCTGAATCGTTTGTAAATTTATATGAGATCATAAATCCAGTTTATAGGCGTGTGGCCGTTGCCATGAAAGAAAGCCGGACAAAAGCCGGTGACCGTATTCAATATGCTTTTACCGCTTACTTCAAAATCAGATGGTGGGCAAAATGCGACTGTCTGAAATATCTCACAGTCATAGTCTAACCTTCCAACACCGGCTAAAAATCTATCCGTCAGGTACACTTGGTCATTCATTTCATTTATCGGTGGACAGGATTCGTACATCTCAATAAAGGCTTTTATCTCACCACAGAAACCACCACCGTTTACAAAATGCCAAGGGCTGTCATGCTTAGGATATAACACTTCTTTCTCAGGATGAGGATAGCAGGCTCGTTCTGCCGAAAAGGTAAGGCCGTCAGGGACTTCAGTAATCTTTTTGACGGCAAAGCTATCCCAGGCATCGGTATAAAGGAAATGAGTATAACCTTCAAGCGACTTTAAATACTTGTACGTTTCATGCAGCTTACTGAGAAAGCCGCCCCACTGATGTTCTATGATGTGGTAATCGTACCCGAAATGAATTAACGACCTTTCAAGCTGCTGGCAGTTCTCCCTTATTGAAGTGGTGGTTATTACTTTAATTTTCATTTTATTCAGGTCTTTTTATCCAAATACGGGGTACTTCATCAATCTGATTGTCAGTTGACACATTCCATTTTTCAAAAACTTCCCTTATTTTTCTTTCCTTTACTTGTACTTGTGATTCATTCATAACCAAATATGAAGTTGAAAAAATTGTTTCGATTTCTTTTATGAAATCCCGATAAGCTGCAAGTACATTTATTCTATCACCCTCCGGGTCACCGGTAGTCCAATCGACTACAACTTTATCTCCAATAACTTTATGGCTCATAATACAAAGATTTTGCCCCTGAAATATATTGGTCAACAATATCACTCACCTGCTTTGTGTATTGCCCTGAGTGCCTTTCCTTCCAACCCTGATACTCAGTACCGCCCGTATCAATATGGTCAATGTTTATGTGAGGCAGGAACACACAAGCAAACCCCGCAAGGTTTGACCGCCACGACATCAGCACATCATCATAGCCATAGAGACCCGGCTGGTACAGGTAGCCTATCTTATCAATCAAAACGGCTGAGTGCATTACACAAGTTCCGATAATATGTTTTGACTGCTCAACTACTATCCACCTCTGGCCTGCAATGTGAGGCAGCATTATCAACTTGCTTCTGTGTTCTTTGTTCTCATGCTCAGGGAACTCCCAGCAGTCTTTACGCTTCAAACCAACCTGACCAAGTATCGGTTCCCGTTCAATAGCTTCCTCCATTTCCTCAACCCATCCTTTTGAATGAATGACCACATCGTTATCAATCTTAACGCAATGCTCCCCCGGTTTGCGTTGCTTCCATGCTAAGTTTATGGCCTTGGCAGTACCAATATTTTCAGTGTTGTAAATGATATTCAGATGGGAGAAAGGGAACTTATTTAACGCCCAATAAGTTACCAGCCTCTCGTATAAATCCTTTGTAGCCTGACAGGAGTTATTGTCAATAACAAAAAGACGGTGCTTATCAAAGTCAACCGTTTTAAGCAAAGATTCGATTGTCTTATCGGTGTAGCTGGTTCTGCCGTTATCTTCCGTATCGTGTACGGCCATAGCAATTAAACTCATTGTTTCAATCGTTTATCCATTTCATTAAAAGCATACCTCACCATTTCCATCTTGCAACTATCACAGTACATATTGACATGGTAATTGGGGTTAAACTCAGCCCGGATGACCTCAAGGACTTCGTTCAGATCGTACCCGCCACCGGGAGTGAATGACCGGTTGTTTAAAACAAACCTGTACTTTTCGAGCTTATCAATGTTTGACTGTTGCATCAAATATCTGTTTGCGTTCTGTGTTTATCTTCTCAAAGTTAAACCGTTCCCGGCAATATTCCCTTAACCTTTCCCCCTGAAATAAAGCCTCACCTGGATTGTTTACCAGCCGCCTGATATGCTTCACCCAATCGGACTGGCTGTTTACATAGTTCACATATTCCATATCCTTGTAGGGGTGAACATTGCTTACTATCACCGGGGCAGCAATATTAGCCGCCTCCAATATCTTCAGGTTGCTTTTGTACTGGTTAAAACTCGTATCGAGCAACGGGGTTAGTGATATGTCACATTCTGAATACATGGCATAGTATTGCTCAACCGGCAAAGCCTCCAGTAGTTTGTTTGACATCGAACCCCCGTTTGTAAATGCCGAAGCCATCCGCTTATAAGCATCGTTCGGGCCGTACCCACCCAACACCATTTCAACGGGTAAATCCTTTATCTTCCTGATGGGATTCCTTAGCAATTCAATATCCTTTATGTGTGTTGAAGAACCCGCCCAGAACAATCTTGTCCTTTCTGATTCTGTTTTTTTATAGGTGAACTGGCCAAAGTAAGGAATAGCGTTTGGAAGGATATGTACGTTTTGATTGAAAGGGAATACTTCATGAAACAGCCTCTCGTGAGTAACCGTTACACAATCAGCCTCTTTGATATAAAGCTCCATCAACTCCGTTGCATGGGTTTTCTGGTATAGGTCATAAAGGGTGTGTGAAGGGTCAAGCCGCCAATGATCGTCAAAGTCAACAATTAGTTTAAACCCGTTCTTTTCCCTCAGGTCACAAACCGTCTGTAAAGAGGTGTTACCTACCAGCCTGTTCACAAAAACAATATCCACTTTGGTATTTTCCTCAGATAGTTCTCTGGCAAACGAAAACTCCAC